ATCGAAGAAACAGTACCTAAACCTTTTTTATAATTTTCGGCTAAACTTTTAGTATTGTCAGAAACAAAATACCCAAGTTTTTCTATACTTGGTGCCGTTGCTTTTGCTAACGCACCTGAAACTCTACCACTTTGTAAGTAAGCATTAATCTGTTTAGTCTGATCTAATTGATTAACCGCAATTTCCTCAATTGTTTTTGAAGATTCCTCGTTTGCCTTTTGTAAATTTTGAATGTCTTCAGGTGTTAATTCCTCAACTTTTTTAGTTGTTTGGAAACCTTTCTCGTCTTTTACTTGTATTGTTGCAACACCTCTTTCATCTAATTGAGCCATTGATGCAATAAGTTCTTTGGTTGCTTCATCACCTTCGGCAAGTGACGGCATTCGAATTTGTTTTAATTTTCTATCAAAGTCACTTGCTTGAATGGACATTTTTGCAAACTCGTCAGGCATCACACCTAATTCTTTTGCCACTTCTCTTAACCTTCTTTTCGCACCAGGTAAAATTTCCATCTTTCCTGTCTTCTCATTAAATGTGGTAAACTCCTTACTAAGATTTACCATTTCTTTTTGAAGTTGTTCAGGGTCGTTTTGAGCCAAGTCCATAGCTCTTAGTGGGTCAAGTAACGCACCTGATGTAACACCCAATCTTTGTAGTCCTGCAGCCATTTCAATAGCTCCTTCGGGATTGAATATTTTTTCAGCAACACTAAATACAGTATCCATTTTAATCCCAAGCCTTTCAGATTGTGCTGCCATTTTTGCCAATCCTTGTACACCACCTTCAAAGTTGTATAGGTTCATTTGTTTTAAATTAGCAGAAACTGATTCAGAAACTCCTTTTACAGAAACACCAACACTTCTTGCGTAATCTGTAACGGATTTCATTTCTTCACCAACACCTTGGACTGAAATACCTACTTCTCTGAAGTTTTCTGTTAACTCTTTAACATCTCGACCAGTGACTTTTGATGTTGCACCTAACTCGATAATTGTTTTGGAACTTAAGCTTGCGGCAGTACCCAAACCGTCCATCGCTTCTTTTAACAATCCCGTGACCTCAGATTCTTCATAACCAAACATCATCAACTCAGGAGTTGCCTCTGCGATAGTTGCCCTAAATTCTCCGATTCTATTTTTTGCTAAACCAAAACTTGCCTGTATATTAGTTGCTTGTTTGTCCAACTCTTCAAACACAGTCATGTCAAATACATTAATTGTATCTTTTAAACCTTTTACCGCAGCTTCAAAAGTGGATCCAATTTTATTAATTAAATCAAAATCAAACGCATTTATTACTCCTTCTGATTCTTGGGCGGCTTTATTACCATAAATTGAACTACCCTTTTCCTTAGATTGTCTTTCAAGATTTTTTAGCCTAGTATCCTGATCAAGGATCATTTCCTTGAGTTCTTTGGCACTCTTTTTATCTAAATCTTCTGACAATCCCATGTTTAGCGTTTCTCAATAAATACTTTATTTATTTTTTTTGGTATCCTCAACATACTTATCCATTAGATACTTTCTAACATAAGTAGGCATGGACATAAACTCAGAGTATTGAGTTCTGAAAATTCTTGAGAAATAGTAAAATTCGTCTAATATAACTGACTTATACTGATAAGAAAGGCCGAAAAAATTCCACCCCAAAAGTAATATCAATAATTACTTTTTCTCCTGACGGGGCTGTTACTTCTTTTTTTAGGTCTAATCTTGGTTCGTTATCGAAAATAAATCTTCTAATAAATTTAGAATCTCCGATAGGCATTTGTTCTATGAAAGTTGCAATTTTGTTTCTATCGGTATCACCATCAATCGCAACCATTTGTTTGTTTAATCTCGTTGTAATAACGGGGGCAGTTCTTTCAGATGGATAACTGTCAATTAACTGATCAATTTCCATTTTATCTTTCATGTTTAAAATTTTCAACTTTACCTTTTTTCCCGATACAGGTAGTGTTGCAGAAAACAATCCTTCTTCATCAGGTTCTACTGATGTTTTTTTATAGTTTAATTCATCAAGTACAATTGTCGCTTTAAACCTTTCGTCCGTTGCGGGGTCAATTGCGGATAATGTATATTCAGGACCAAAAGAAGTGTTTCTTAAAAAAATTAATATTGCTTCAATATCACCATCAATCATTTCCTCAGGTCGTAAATCTCTTTCATAAATTTTACTTCTAAGTAATGGTACAATAATACTTTCTTGAATACTTTTTTTAGAATCGGCATTTGCAATGATATTTTCATCAGCGGCCGTTAAGTAACCAACTTTAATTGCTTTCTTTTTAGACTTATAAAATATTCCCTTACTTGGTAATTCTATAACATCGTGCGGTAAATTAAACTCGGCTTGTCCTGCCTGATAAACATCTTGTTCCATAATATAAAGTTCTTTTTGTATAAAAATAGAAAAGACCTATCACTAGTAAAGCGAATAGGTCTTATTATATGTTTTAATTGTTCTTAGTAAACTAATATACAACGGTCCATTCTCATGTTTGCCGAAATTTTAGCAATACCGTCAGTTGAATAAGATAAAGAACCTCCATCGTATCCTGTTAAGAAAGTACCTTCTAAAATCCATTTCTCAACAACAACTCCTGTAGGGTCTAACATTTCTAAGTCAACATTTTTCTTGTAACCCGCAGCGTAACCCATACGACCTGTTACGGATTCAGCACACAAACGAATCCACTCCATAACTGCTTGTGATGCCGAAGGACCAATAGGGTCTCGGAAAGTAACTGGAAGTTCTCCCCAAGTAAATCTACCCGCAACATATGTTGAAGTATTCAAGAACTGAATCTCTGTTGCCGCAATTGTAAGTTTTGGTCTTGAAGTAGTTTCTACATACCACTCATTAATACCAAGTGATGATGGAAACCTTAAAATCCATCGGTTCTCCCTTTTCGGTTCGTAAGGGATCGGCATTTTCATCAATAAATCAGCCATATCTTATTTTTTAAATTTGTTTTATTTTTATTATAAATACTATGAAATAAAAATTTTTCTATTTACTTCAATAATTTTTCAAGTTATATCTTAACTAGACCAGTTTTAAACTAGAATTTAGTTTTCTTTCCTCCTCCAGTATGATAAATATCTAATCCACTTTCATCATCAAAATGTTTTTTCATTGTTTCTACATTCTTTAAGTCGTCATCAGAAAAACCAATAAATGGTGTAAAATAATTACTTATCTTGTTTTTCATATAAGCCTTTTCTTGAAGTCTTTGGGATAGGTTTCTTACATATTCCATAAATTGTTTCATAGCACTTACCTTAAGTTCTTCAGGATTCGCAGCTGATCCCTCACCAAAAGTCACAGGATGCCACTTACACATCTCTAAATAAGTTCTAACAAGTTCGTCGTCAGTCATATCCTCTTCATCAGAGATATCTCTATACTTTCTTAAATTTTTGACCAACTCTTTTTCGTTCAAACCATGTTTGTTTTTCTTAATAAGATTGTATACACCATTCTTTAAAACACTTGGGGTGTGACCTCTTGCGGTAACTATAGCAAAAATAGAACCATTATTAACCGCCTCAACAAAGTCGTCCCAAGCAGGTCCTGTGGGTGCTTTCATAGCATCAACCAAGAACTTTTTATCCCCCGTCACTTTAAAGTCTCTAAAAGCGTCATCATCAAAACCAACTATTGTGTGTCCATCATATTCGAAAGGTTCTTTACCGACTTCACTTCTATATTCCGCAAAATCTTCCGTTGACATACCAACACTATTACCGTCTTCATCTTTCAAATAGATTTTAGTTGGCATATACATAAGATTATCATCCCAGTCAAAAGCATAATACTTCATTGTAGGTTTTAACTGATCTTGAATTATCTCTGTAATTAATTCACTAACAATTTTTTTGTAATTCATATAAATAAATATCTCTTAAATAAAAAAGGGGAACTAATGTCCCCCTTCTTTTGTTTATTAACCACATTAAATATTTTCAAACGATGCACCTGTTGGGGTAATGTAGAATGTAATGTCGATGAATTCAAGAGATCTTGTAGGTTTAATGTAGATCTTACCTGTCATTTGGTTTCTATCGATATCCTCAGGATCTGATGTAACTGTTACACGGAAGTCATATAAACCACGGTCTCTTCTGATTGAATCTAAGATTGGGTTAACCGCATTTAAGAAGTCTTGTCTTACTTGTGCGTCGTTTTGTTCGAACAACAATCTTACTGACACAGCTGAAATCAACTTACGAGCTTGTAATAACAATCTTCTTACATTGATTCTGTCAAGAGCTGATTCTCTTACTTGTAGAGTTTTGTTACCCCAAATTACTGTACCTACATCAGAGAAGGTTGCGATTGGGTTAATTCTACCTACATAAAGGATGTCTCTGTCTTCTTGTGTTAACTTCTTACGAGCCTTGATACAGTTAACAATACCACGAGTGTAACCCGCCGCCGCGAACCAAGGGAATGCGATGTTATCTGTCAACGCTAAGTTTCTTGTTACCTCAGCCGTTGGTGGG